AGAACTTGCAAGAATTTTTGAACCATTTTCTAGTTCCAAAGAACCTTTGTTCCAAGACATTACCCCTTGTTGCAACCACTTAGGTAGGTGTTCATATGCGAGTTGTAAGCGTCCTAGCAAGTCTCTGGCAGTCGCAGCTTTGTTAGCGAGTATCGCAACATTAACTGATTCGTTGAATAAGACATAATGCAACAAATATGCTATAATGGTTGTAGATTTACCAGACTGTCTAGGAAGTTTACAAATAGTAAAACGATTGTTATGAAATGTACCAACCATTTCTTTTTGGAAGTCGTACATCTTAAATGGAACTAGACCTTCATCCAATGACACAATCATAATATAGTTTTCTATAAAATATTGAGGATCATTCATGCACTTAGCGTACTCTTGGACTTCTTTTTTTGTCCACTCTTGAGATACGTTTGCCCGTTTGAGGTTGGGATTACCTAAGTATACTCCTTGTTCAGACATTTTATAAATTTCCGTGAATTAAAAAGTTACACGCTATACTTATTCTTGTTGTGTTCTTAGTACTTGGTGCAACACCATGTTCTAACCAACTTGGAAACAATATAACCTCTCCAGCATCAAACGGTCTTTTACCAATTACATTACTATACGGTTGTTTTAAAAATCTATGAGAAGCGTCCATAGCTTCTTGTGTTCTTGGGTCTTTGAGGTATAAAGTTGCATCTTCTGTTGGTGTTACATAATATACTGCTGACCAACTAGCTTCTTCATGAATGTGGGGCATAGTGTATTGACCTTCTTTTGCAATGTTTGCCCAACTATTATATAAACTGATACATGCTTCATCACGGTAAAGATCACTTAGAATTTCATTTACACTCTCAATTATATTTTTTCTTAAAGGTTGAAGTGATGGTAATTCTTCAAGTAAAGCTTTATCACTTTGCCAACCACCACCTTGTACTGGATTGAATTGAAATCCCTTTCCTTGTTTTTCTCTGGCTAATACTTCCCTTCCAATCAAATCATTATCTAAGTTTTCTAGTTTATAATTAAAAATTGTGGTTGACCACAATTGTTGTTTCTCAATATTCATAATATAATCCTAATTGTTAATTCAAATGTTATTTCTTTTCTTTCAACATCTTTTGTAGTTCAGCTGTAGAACCAACATACAGTGCGTTGTTTACAGTTCTTGGAGCATGGTTTGGCACTTCTTTCAATTTTCTCATTTTCTCTTGCAGCTCCCCAAGTTTCTCTGTAACCTCTGCAACTTGTTTAATACCATTGAGTGCAACTTCGTAAGTTCTTGGGTGTTCTGATTCTTTTGCAAGTTCTAGAATACCATCAATTGCATCTTGACCACGTTCAATCAGATTGTAAAGATTTTCTCTTTGATACTTATAATCCTTGTCAACATCTTCGCTAGTAATGTTTGAAGATATTGAACACCCGTCTCTAACATCACCAGTTATTTTTTCAATATAGGTTGACTCAGGAACAATCTTTTCTATGACACCCAAAGTTTTATCAAGTCGTAACGTAGACTCTTTATTCATCTGAACCTGTTACTGGATTATATTCTTTAGCATCCTCATAGAAAGAAGTTGCTTCGTTAAATCCAAAATTATCATCTGCATCAGCACTTGTTGGATTTGGTGTAACTGTAAGTCTTTGTTCTCTCTTAGGCGAATTAACTTCTGAGTCAGTATACTGATCAACTTGAACAGTCTTGATAACCTTACTAGAAGTAACAGGGCCATACAAGTAAAATTTTGCAGTAAATGAAAGAGTGTATATTAATGCTCTACGAGTAGTAAAATCACCTTGATAGTCATCTTCATACGAAATAGAATTTAATACAATAGGAACATCTCTTTTACTATCCATTGAAACATTGTCATTAATTGTCAATGTATAATCTGGTTGAAAGTATGGAAGAATCTGTTCTACAATTTGTAATGCATCATCAGATTGTTTTGCCATAACGTATAGTTCTATTGATAGATTATACGGTACAGGCATATACTGTGCATCTAATTGTTTAGCGTTTGCACCTTTAACTTTTTTAAATCGTTGAACACGATTTAGTTTGCGCCCTGCATCATATTCTAAATTTTGAATTTCAAATCCAATACGAGGCAAAGTAATCGCAACTTGTTTAGTTAGGTCTGCATCTTCATTCAATCGTACTAAAAACTTTTCTCTTGGGCCATACGCAAGAGGAACTTTCATAGATTGAATTATGTTTCCAGAATTGTCTTTACGAACAAGATTGATATTGTTAAACATTGTTCCAAATGAAACAATAACCTTTCTTATACTTTCATGGTAGAACTGCGTACCTAGCATTATGTATTACTCCCTACGTCTCCGAATGGATTAGATTCGGTAAAGTCCAGAACTGTTGCGCTTTGTTTCGTAAACAGTTCGTTTTGTGCATTTTTATCAGTCACCATATCTCCTACTATATAGTCTTCCTGTATTATATATGAATTATCACCTGTATCAGCAGAGTTTTCAATCAACATACTTTCACCGACAGAGGTGGAATCACTCTCACCAAGTATATTACCGCCAGCTGTTACAGCTGTTTCTCCAAGAAGCAATCCTGCATCATCACCAGTTCCTAATTCAAGTCTTATTTCTTCTGTTACAGCTGAAGATTGTTCCATTGTAAATTGATGGACTAGAGCATCTATTGATAACTCATCTTCAATCGCATCAATGTCTGCAATACCTGTATCAATAACTTCTGCACTATAATCATACAGACGACATCTTAATTTGTAAACTGGATTGTTGTCTAGTTGATAAAATGGTTCATCGTGGTCTACGAAATTGACTTGAAACATCTTATCAAGTACAGGATGATATACTACATCACCTTCGTTTGGTCTATCTGCGGCTGTTGCAGAGGTGTCTTGTATAATGTAAAAACTAGAATCCCCTGATGCAGTTGACAGAGTAGATGAATTGCCTGTCTGATTTATTGTTTCTTCTTCTAATAATATAGAACCGCCAGAAGTTGTATCTGTTGCAGTTTCTATTTGCATCTGTCGGTCTAGTTCTTGAAATCTTGTTTTGTTTACAACGAAAGTAACTTCGCTTAAATTTTGTAAACCAAACTGACTCATTATTTCTTTTTCACCAGCAAACCCACCTTCAGAATCTTCAATATACATCTCTATAGGATGTTGTTGTGTAAACTTAGAAAGAGAATCTTCTCCAAATATAGTATCTTCTGCAACCAGTGTGCGGTCAAGATAATAAACATCATGGCCATAAATCTGTATTGCTTCTTTTATAAGATTACTATAAAGAGATTGTTCTGTTGCTAGCGCGGCGACATTACTTGTGTGAAAAAATGAGTTAACTGCCATGGTATTAACCCATGCCGAACATCATAGGTGGAGAATTAGTTATTGATATTAATTCCTCTAATTTTTCAATTTCCTCTTGTGCCTGTGAGTATATGGTTTCACCATTCATAGTGACACCACCCAACATTGCAACACCATTAAACTTTGAAAGGTTTGCACCCCATTGTCTTTTAATAAGTTGTGTTGCATATCTTTTCAAATGAATATCATCATAGATATCTGTAAATGCTGTTGGGTCAAGCTTTCGATAACATTCAATAACCATATAATCTGAATCAGCAGTTATATCGTTTTGCCAATCCATATCAACATAAAGACGATTTTGATGTTGGTTAAAACGAATAGGTGTTTCGCCCACAAGAATGTGTTCGAGCAAATCCAAATTCTGCATTGTCATTTCGTATTGAATAACAGATGTTGATGAGAAATCAAACAGGTCGTTCAATCGCAATTGATAACGAACATCAAACATACTACCGCCACCACCTGTGTTAGAGAATGGAAATACTCTTGTAACAGATACAACAGAATTAGGAATAGGAATCCAATTGTTTCCCTCGCTCCAAGTTGCAGTTACACTGGTATCCACCACATCTGTTGCAGTAGTGTCTGAGTCCCCTCTTGCGCGAGTAACATCTGCTGATGTTATGAGATGTTTAAGATACATTCTTTCAATACCATCATAATGATATTGTGAGAAGTATTGAAGTGCTTCGTCTAAACGGTCATCTACCTGATCGTCTGAAACATTTATATCAATAACACCGAAACCTAGAGCTCTAAGACAGTATGTTTTTAATGTAGCTTTTGTTGATGGTACAGCCATACTCTTTTCCCCTTTCTATATATTTATAAGGTTTAAGGGTTAGGGTTTAAGATTTGGGGTACTTATCCTTTACAAACCTTACTTTATTTATAATAGTTAAAATTGATAATACATCTATATTCTTCATCTGTACAAGTAGAGTCTGCGTGTTTTAAATGAGCAGGAAATGTTATTAATCTGTTTCTAACACTTTCAACTACCCTTCCATTTTTAAATTTTGTATAACCATTATTTGTATTTATATATAATATAGAAGTCATACAATTATTATGTTTCCAATCAATATCTGGATTCATTTCACATTCTTTTATTTTTTCTGTTTTAGGATATAACTCACCTACTACTCTTATTAAAGCTTTAGGATTAAAGTACATATCAATCCATGCTCGACAAATATCGTCATAACGATTAGAAAAATTATTGTTTTTCCAAAAATTATGTTGAAGTTTATTATCTTGCAAAAACCAAGCAAAATTATTACCCAACATACAATATTCTAAATCATGGATTATTTCTTCTGGGAAAAAATCGTCTTTGATATCAATCATTTAAATGGAGCTCCTACAAACCATGCAACTAATGAATATCTAGTTCCTTTTGTAACTGGAGTAACTCTATGAATCATCCATGATGGGAAAAATATTATACTACCTTTTTTATGAGCATTTTGATTGTATCCCCATATATCTAGTTGACCACCCTCATAATCATCATTCAATAATAAACTCATTGATATCTTTCTAGTCTTTTGATTTAAATTTATATTTGATGTATTTGTATTATTAATACTATTCCAACTACCTAAAGAATCTTGATGCCAACCATAATGACCAGAAATATCAGCCGAATATTTTCCAATCTGATAAGACTCTATACCACTTATGTCATAATTCCAACCAGCATTTTTATTTGCCAGTATTAAATATGGTTCTAATAAATCATAAATCCATTTTTGGTTATTAAAATGAACGTCAGTTTTTCTTTTTGTTGATATCACACTTCCCTCTCCATGCATACCAACCTTTCCAGTTTCCCAAAGATCATTTGCTGATCTTATTATTTTATCACAAACTTCTTCTTCTATTTCATTATGCCAACACCACGATCCATTTTCTGATAATTTTTCTTTGTTTTGAATATCTTGTGGTTTTTTAATTAATTTTATTGTCATTTATTATATACCCCTACGTTACCAGCAATACTGACTCTTTCCTCACTACTGTCGTAAAATGGATATACTTGATGTAAAAGTTGAGATGGAAATAATAACATCATATTTTCATAAGAGGAATCTGTATTAAATGCTAAATGATTTAATCCACCAAGCGTAGTAGGATATGTAAACTGAAAGGTGGCTGGGGAAGGACATTTCAACCAAATAACAAAACTAAAAATACCAGCGTGAGTGTGTGCTGCGTTAAATTGACCCTCTTTTTGGAAATTAACCCAAACACCATTTAGTCTAAATTCAGTTTCAATCTTTCCATCATTGTCTGTCCAAAATGTTTCTCCAAAAGAGTGTTTATATTGAGTAACATAGTCTGGTAGAATTTCTAAAAACTGGTTATCTTTATCATTTAATTTTATAGATTCAGCAAGACCTTTTAAATTATCATTTCCACCCTCGTATGGATTAGGTATTTTATTTTGTTTTGCAATATCAATTATATCCCAAAGATATTTAACAAAACTATCGTTAAGCTTACTTTGTATTATTCCAAAATTTGGTAAATTTAATGATTGTAATTTTTCATCTTTGTATGGGGGTGCATCAAAACTTTTCATTTTATTTCCTCAAGTTATAGAGATGCCGGAACACATTGGTATACCTAACATCTTTCTATCATCATATTTAGGTTTATCTTTAAACTCACCATTTTTGTCATGGTAATGAAAAAAACTCTGAACACAAAACTTACCACTAAATGGTTCTCTCCAATGTTCTAAATCAGCACCACGGTATAATAATATATCGCCAGGATTTAAATTTATTGATATACCTTCTTTATTTTTACTCCCAGCTGGGTCTAAAAATATAGGCCAATTATCTCCACCTAAATTTAAAGTTCCAGATATTTCACAAGAAGCTCTATCCTTGTGTCTAGTTAATTCATTACCAGTTTTATAAATTCTTGTCAAGGTATAATTTTCAATTAATTCTAAACCAGTTTCTTTTTCTATTTTAGGTTTTAAATC